TATACCGTTGTTTCTATCAACGATATATATATCAGAAACGGGGCCTGTTCGGTTAGATCCAACGCTATCTAATGTTAGCGCAGTACTTGTAGAATATGGACAGAATGGAGTTATCATTACATTAAGATTCCAAGGTAAGTTGGAAGCTATATTATCTTGACCCATTGTTCCATAAGTTGTTCCAATTGAACCATGTGTTAGTAACTGGAACTGGAGTCTTGGATCCTTCATAAAGATAGTCCAAGCAAGTGGGTGCATTATAATATCAGTTGGAGCATATTCATGAGCAATCAAGCAACCTATTGAATCAATAAGGTCGTTGAAAGATAGAGATCCGTTGATATTACCAGAGGCATCTACACCTTTTGTCCATCCGTTTTCGTCTGTGGTATTAGAGTTATCTATTGCTACATATGCTTTTGATTGGAACTCTCTGAAGATTTTTTCTTCTTTGTGTCGAAGCATAGCATATCCTGCTGCCTCTATGTAGAGTGCGAGTACATCCCACATAGAGTCTCGGATAACATCTTCTGATACCGCTATTAAAAGACCTACTTTTCCGACCTTGATCTCAGTCATCGCTTCGCCGAACGGAGGCTGAACTTCAGGAAATTCTTGGCCTTCTGCTAGGTCTTTAGCACGAACAGCACCTATAGTAGGAAATTCTACTGATCGTGTATTATCTATAGTAATAGTCTTAGCTAGAACTGTTTGACCAAACATTACGGGTTCTTTTGGTCGCATTAGAACGTCACTAATTACTTTTGGGAATAAGACTGAGGCATCTGGTGAGAACAAAGCTTCTTTTAGAGGGATGTGAACCTCTGGTCGAGCTGAGCTATCAGTACTCATTAACTTATTCAATAAGGCACGTTGTGTTTCTATGTATTGAAGATCTATTCCACCTTCGATTCCTGGAATCTCAATCTTTGATGCTTTTGCAACATGCTCTTTAACTAAATCGCCAAATAGCTTTTTATTAGGCATTTTTGTGAAGTCTCCTTACGTTATGTATAATATTTATACGTTTTTTTAGTAATGAATTTAAAGTTGGGGTAGGATGATAGATAGTGCTTTACCTCCTACCCCATACGATTTATCTAATCATTACCCTTAATATACCTAGAGATGCTGCTACATCATAGACTGCTGGAACACCAGCGTAGCCATATGTGTTTGCTCCATCTGTTAGATTCATTTGTCCTGTCGCGAAATCTCTTCCGTGGTTAGATGTATATGCGTCATCCTCTGAGTAGTACGTAACACGTATGTCAGTAGCTTGCTCTATTATAGTACTATCTTGTTCAGTTACTCCCCACATTCTTAGAATACCAGTCAGTGGATCAATAGAGTAGTTTTTACCCATTGTCTGATCATTATTCCATGAAGATTTAGGAAGCTCATTCCAAGCAGCTGTACCAGTAGTCCATACGCCATCAGTATCTACATACCTTGCGTTTTGTATAACTTGTACAGATATAGTCTTATATCCTGCTAATGGGTAGTAAGGCAGTCTCCACTCAGATCCCGCTGTAAGCGTTGTCATAGAAGAGGAGTCTACACTTCTTGCTGTAGTATTCGCAGGTATTTGGATTCGTGGAAGATCCCAAGCACCATAGTTATCTATTACCCATTTTAGCCAACCACGCATGTCAGAGGTGAGATGCTCTAGGGCTAGAATTTCTCCAGCAATCATTTCTGGTCCCTGTCCATACTCATAAAGAAGGACGTGAGCGCTTGTTCCAGGTGCTCCGCTAACTGCCCAGTTTGTGCCATCCCAATAAGGATCAACAAGAGCTGCATCAGTAATTGGAAGCCCACTACCATCTAGTGCTAGTAATAGTGTTGGAGTAAAACATTTATATGTAGCACTGGAAAGAGTAGGAACAAGTTCAGGCGTTGCGGCTTGAGTAACGTAAGCTCTTCGTTCATTCCACTTAACTACTCTACCAATATATCGGTAATCTTCTGTTCCAGTTGAGTAACCAGCATATGGTGCAATTTTATCACCAGTAGTTAAATCACCAAGAATAGCATTAGAGAAATCTCCAGATGCAAGTGCCTTGATATAAGGAAGTCGTATATATCTATTCTTAAATAGTGCTGGTTGCCACTGTGCTTTATTAGCATGTGCTTGCATATACATATTGTATCCAGCAAAACCTAGAGGAGCAATCTGAGTATTGTCAGACTGTACTTTTCCTGCTAAGGTTAGTGTTGTTGCGTAATCTTCAGCTCCAGTATTTCGTGTTGTTCCTGATCCAGATGTAATATCATATTGATGTACACCTACAAGTCTACCTTTTGGAATCACTACGTGATCTGAAGGAAACTTTGGATCTTGTCCTACTGGAGTTAGTGTTGTATCTATTGTAAAAGTCTCAGCCGGTGCGTCAAGCCCAGATATCTCTAATTCTGTTGCCCAACGACTGTCGGTTGGAACATAGCCAAGATAAGCCATTATTTGTTAATTCTCCTTAACGTTTTTAAAACTTTAGTCTACGCTAGTAATTTTTGCTATGCGTGCTTGAAGTTCTTTCTGATTTTCGTTAGTAACATTGAAGACCAGGAATGTGTCTTCATTTTCGTCTGTGAGGTTGCTAATCGTAGTTTGCTGGACGTTTGTTGTAACAGGTGTTCCATCTTCATTTAGTTCTGGTACAATTGGAATAACACCATCATCGTTTCCAACTGTAGGATCAGTTACGTCCTCAACAGTAATTACCTGCTCTTCAGTGTTAGTATCTGACTTAAGCAAGTCACCTATAAGGTCATTTAGAGATTCTTCTGTGCGTGCCGCAAACGCTTCACAAAGTTCATCAAAAGATTTACCTTTTGCAGCTGGATAGCTAGATTTTTGAGCTAGGTGTGATGCTTCTCTTGCAAGCATAGTGTGAGATTCAGCACTAAGCTTGGAAACTATAGTTTCTAAAGAAGCTATTTTAGCCTTTAGTTCTTCTTCTGGTTTAGAGTTTTCTTTTAACTGCTCTAATTCAGTTTGAAGTTCTTCAACTTTACCTACTAGTACTTCTGGATCCTCTTTGGATTCTTTGTTCCAAGGTGTTTCCTTATCTAACTTTTTGTAGTACTTAGTTATGTGTGATCGTATTCCGCTTTTATCTTCATCAGATATTTTGGCTTTGTTAATCGCACTAGCTGCTGCGTATATACCTTTTGGCACAGCCGTTAATCGCCCATCTATAATTGTAGCGATTGGGAATTTATGAGCGCTTGCTTTGTCTGAGTCTTCAGAGTCATACCAAAGAAAGCCTTTTCTATATTTTTTCCAATCTACTTCTTCTTCTGAGTTACTAGCCCAGGATTTAAGCGCTTGCTTCGAAGCACTTCCATCCCAATCTGTATCCTCTTCTGTAAAAGGCAGATTTTGGAAAGGAACTACAGATTCATCATAAATTTGTAGTCTTTCTAGTTCTTCTACTAACCCACCTACAATAGCTTCATTAGCTTCCTCTTGTTTAGAAGGTATAGTATTGTTATCTGTAGTTGTACATTCTGTTAGTACATTATAGAGTAGTGGGTAGGTATCCTTGTCTACTTCTATGTCATATGCTTCTAAGGATTCAGAGGGCTTTACTCCCTGAAATATAGTATTCTGATCTTCTTCAGTGAGCAGCTCTTTTGTATTGGCTAGAACTACACCCAGAATACCGGTAATCTGCTCTGGAGTATGACTGCCCTTCTTTATTTCCTTTACAGCTTCTATAATAGACTCTCTATTTTCAGCATCTATTTTATTACAAAATATGTGCATTTTATAGTCGTTATCTACTAAGCGTGCCGCATAGAAGGTTCTAGTAGTTTTACTCATACTAAAGGTCCTTTCGCGTTATGCCGCTATTTTCGAGCGTTGTTTAGTATCTATAAAGATTTGTTTAAACCCATTGCTGGGAATATCTTTTTCTTTGTAGATTGCTCGGAACTCTTTAGCAGATTCTAATATCTTGCTGTAATTTTGTTTAGAAATTCCGAGTGTATGTTCTCTTGATACATTGGTACCAGTTGCCAAATCAAATAAAGAGTCAGCTCCTGAGTTGGTTAATAATAATCTTGCTTCTCCAGCATCTATAGATGTATTTGTAACACAAGCATTAACATCACTTGGTACATTTACAAAACTAAGTTCACGTCCTTTAATTGGTCCCATAATCCAGTAGCATACCATGTCATTGTATACTTCTCCTTTATTATGTTCGCATAGTCCTTCTTCTGCTAGATTAGTATTACATATGCTACAACGTACTTCTTCTACGTCTGCTCCTATACTTACCGTCAAGAATCTACCAGTAAGTACTGATTCAATAGCATAGGGATCTGTAATGGCTGCTATTGTTTTTAACCATCCACCATCAGATCTTGGATCATTTTGAAAACTTGCATTATAAATTCGTCCATAAGGAAGCATTGCTGGTATGGAACCATATACATCTGGTGAAGATATGTGATCTCTTAATAGTGGTACCGGATATGGATATATAAATGATATTGCTCCGGTACCATTATTTGGTACGCCAATAAGACTTTCTGATGGGTAATAGGTTTTATTACGTGTAAGCCAGTTAGCAGTTATTGCTCGTATTTCTGTAAAGAGTACTTCTGGTAAGCCTTCTTCTATTACAGACTCTATTGCTTGTGTTAGCTTAACACTAGGTAATGTGTATTGAACGTGTTCTACTATCCGTTTCATATGTTTATTATAGCCTTTAATGTACTGCTACTTTTGTAATAACTAGAACACCTAGCGATAGGGTTGCTGTACCAAGTGATCCAAGTATCCAATACCATAATGTATTTACTCGTGTTTCTAGTTTATCCTGAGAAATTTTTAAATTGTTTACTTCTATTTTGTCTGCTTTTTCAATTTGGGTTACTAACAACAGGTCTACCTTAGTATCAACACGTATTAGTAAGTCATGGTCATTAGGATATACTTTGCTGTTGTCGTCTTTATCTACCATTATAGAGTATGTTCCTTACAAGATATTGTGCTTAAGTCCCGCAAACACTCCATGTATCTTTGATAGTTCTTGAACTATAGGCATGTCAGTAGTAGTATCTAAATCATTTACTATAGTTAACGTTGCGCGTTTAAATGTATCTATTATATCTTTGGATGTTATATAAGAGGCATTTAAAGCACTACTACATAAATCATGTATATATTGTGGCTGCGGTTTACATTGAATTAAGTTTTGTTCCCTTACGTAATTAGCAATACAAGAAGCTAAATTATTATAAGCTGTCAGTATTCTTGAATTATGTTGATTCTTTGGAGCAGTTTTGTTTTTTAATGTAGGTTTTGCTGGCATAGCTGCTGTTGGTCCTTTTTGTCCACTATCATTATCATCTGAGCTTCCTTGTTGTGCGGATTTAGTTGTTGCCAGTGGTATCTGTATTCTATTTATATAAAGGTCTTGAGCTTCTTCATCTGTTAGTTTATTTTTTCCAAGAATCTCTCTAAGTTCACTAAGTGTTATTGCATTTCCTGCATATTGTAGAAGAGCATGTTCTTCTAACTTAACAAAT